ATTCGTAAAGGATGCCAAGATCTCGATCCGCGTCATCCCCGGCAACAATGCGCGCCGCATCTTTCGCGCCGAAGCGATCATTGTCGAACGCGTCTTGAGGGTCACTAACCAAGGCATCATCGGCTCCGACACCGTTGGATGGTATAACCGTCTTCTGACGAACGCCACGCAAGAGGGGGATAGCGTTGCTCTGGTCCAACTCGGCACGAACGATCGCTACCTCGCGCCCACTACGTATGGCATCCCGAATGGCCCAGCGATGTTCCGGCGCTACCTTGAAGCGATTGTTCAAGTTCTCGAAAGCCGCCGGATAACCCCTATCCTTGCGTGTGCGAACGCCGTTGGCACCGAGAGCGGCTATCTCACCATGTCCGATGTCCGGGGAGTGATTGCCACCTGCGCAGACGCACGCGGCTATGACTTCGTCGATCACTATGCCCTGACTGCGGCGCAAATGGCAAAAGGGCAGAACGGAACAGCCGATAATCTCCACCCTGGCGAGGTGTGGCACGACGATATGTTCCAGGGATTACGGTACGCCATCGAAAGAAGCATGAGCGGCTGACTTCACCTCGTAAGCAACGTCCTCTACGGAAAGGGGGCTCCGGATGTCCCCACATCCCGAAACCAGCGAGCCTGCACTCGCACTCTATGGGCAGCGCGCCTGCCCCATAAAGCACCCTTTCCGCGTCCAGGCGCGGAAAGGGTAGATATAAAGTGCCGCTAGTTCGTTCCCGCCTTGACCGGCTTAGGGATGTGCGCAGTCGAGGCGATCGAAGGCAGGGGAGGGACGCGCATGCCTGCTTCAGCAAACATATGTGCAGCAAGGCCGCGGAAGTACGGATAGGCTGCGAATTTTCCTACGTTACGACAAAAACCCAATGCAGCAGGCTCAGTCGCATCTTCAGGAACGGTGTACGAAACGCCGTAATCCGCCACAAAGCTGAACATCTTCTTCCGCGAGCGCTTACCTTCGACGTGGTATTGGAAGATCGCAACAACCATTGCGTCTTCAGGTATATACTGACAAGCGACAATCTTTCTTCCATAACTGAGCTTCAGATTATCCTCATCTTGCCCCATTTCAGGGTCGACGTTGAATTTGCTCGAAAGAAGCTTAATCACTTCGAGATTAGAATGGGTCGCAACATGATTGTACTCTTCCCCCGAAAAACCCTTCGGCGGAACTTCTTTTCCCATTTCCATCGAAATGTCATTCATTACGCAGCCCTTCGCCGCAGGCCAGCCAATCGCTGGTCATTAGAACTCACACATTCATCCTCCGATTGATCCGCAGCCTCCTGCCAAAGGGCGACTACATTATCGGAGGTCTCAACAAGATTCTTCAAATCGTTTGCTTCTTTCTGCTCAGCTTGAGCCGCCAAATACTCACAGTGCAGGGTGGGCTTTTCCCGCAGCGCGTATGCAGCACGAGCAAAGAGACGCATGGTAAAGTTCTTGCACTCATCACTGAAGATTTGCGAGACGCGTGCTCGCGACACACCCATCTCCTTTGCAAGACTAGCACGACTGATTCCCTTTTCTTCCATGAGGGAATGCAAGAACAGCTGCGCATCAACGATAAAAGCTTCTTCGGCGAAAATCGCGTCCCGCTCCTGATCATTGAAGGTGCTCATCGTCCTTTTCCTTTCACACTCGCGTTGAGCTTTGATTGCAACTCATCTGCAATCTCCAACGCACGGCCGAGCACAATGGGGTCGGCCTTATCTTGTTTCTTATCCAAATCAGCTTTGACGATAACGAAAGTCCGAATACCGTCCACAAAAGTGGAGAATCCGTAAAACCTGTGCTTGAAGCCCTTAAAAGCCTGCAACAGCACATTGTTTACCTTTGACCTTCCCTCATTGTAGTTGAACATGTTGGGCATGAGCTTGCGGCTTACACACCAACCATTCATTATGCCTACAAATCGCGCCTGCTCTTTAACTTGCAACGATGCGAAATCTTTCTCGGGCGCCTTGATCGCAACGACTCGCGCATCGCCTTCCTTTGCCAGAAGTTTACATCCAAGTGCCTTGAACTGCTGGTCGCTACTATCATCCGCCATACAACGCAGAGTTAAGATTTCTCTTAACACCACGCAAGAGCTTTGTGTTCCGGAATGACGTCGCATCGCACAAGCGACGGAAACGCTGCGAGAAAATATCTCCCGCCGTCCGCGTTCATCGCCCCCATTTGGACGGCCGCCCTACCAAATGCAGGGGCGCGCAAGCTGACGCCTCTCGCGCCATGGTCACATCATGGCGCGTACTGCAGATCCCGAACAGCTTACCGGCGAAATGATCCAGCTTGGCACCGTGGCGTCCGTCGATCACGGCGCGGCCACGTGCACGGTCCAGCTGGGCGACTTGGTGACCGGGGATCTGCCATGGTTCGCCGGCCGCGCTGGGCGTGTCCGCATCTGGTCTCCGCCCAGCGCCGGTGAGCAGTGCGCCGTGCTCGCGCCGGAAGGTGACCTTGTCGGTGGCATCGTCATCCTCGGCCTCTTTTCCGCCGCCAACCCGCCGCCTTCCAGCGATCCGGATGCCGTCCTGTTCGAGTTCGACGATGGCGCCATGCTTTCGTACAACCTCGCCACGCATGCGCTGGACGTGACGCTGCCGGGTGGCAGTACCGCGACGGTCACCGCCGACGATCTCACCATCAACGCCAACGTCCGGATCAACGGCAAGCTCGACGTGACGCAAGACGTGGTGGGTGGCGGCGTTAGCCTCAAGAACCACAAGCACACCGGCGTTACTGCCGGCGGCGCGCAGTCCGGAACGCCCGTCTGATGGCCGGCATGTCCCGCACCACGGGCGCCGCGATCGATGGCGCGGAGGATATCCGGCAGTCGCTCGGGGACATCCTCGGAACGAAGATCGGCACGCGTGTCGGCCGCCGCGATTACGGCTCGCTGGTTCCTGACCTTATCGACCAGCCCCTGAACGCCGCGAACATCCTGCGCCTCTACGCCGCCAGCGCGCTTGCCGTCTCCCGCTGGGAGAACCGCGTGCGCCTTCGCCGTGTGTCCCTTGCGCCCGGTGCGCGCGCTGGTGCGGCAACGCTCAACCTCGACGCCGATGTGAAGGGGCTTCCTCCCGCGTCGGCCCGCACCCGCTTCGCTCTGTCTCTCTAGCCCCAAGGATCCTCCTATGGCCTTCAAGCATGGAATCACCGTCACCGAGATCGTCGAAGGCGCACGCACGCTGACGGCGGTCTCCACCTCGATCATCGGCCTCGTCGCCACTGCCTCCGCTGCCAGCGCCGCCGTCTTCCCGCTGAACCGTCCCGTCCTCATCACCGACATCGAAGCCGCCATCGGCAGTGCCGGCACCGAAGGGACGCTCGCCAAGTCCCTGCGCGCCATTGCCGACCAGACGCGGCCCCTCTTGGTCGTGGTGCGGGTGGAAGAAGGCGAGGACGCGGCCGAGACCGCCAGCAACGTCATCGGCACCACCACAGCCGATGGCATGAAGACCGGCATGCAGGCGTTGCTCGCGGCGCAGGCGCAGCTGGGTGTGAAGCCCAAGATCCTGGGCACGCCCGGCCTTGAAACGCAGGCGGTCACCACGGCGCTGGCCGTCGTCGCCAAGAAGCTGCGCGGCTTTGCCTATGCCCGTGCTCTCGGCGACACGGTCACCGCTGCCACCGCATACCGCGCGAACTTCGATCAGCGCGAACTCATGCTGCTGATGCCAGACTTCCTGTCCTGGGATACGAGCGCCAACGCTGCGGTTCCCAGTTACGCTGCCGCCCACGCCATGGGTCTGCGCGCCCTGATCGATGAGCAGACCGGCCCGCACAAGACGCTCTCGAACGTCACGGTGAACGGCGTCGTCGGGCTCACCAAGGATATCCAGTGGGATATCGAGGATCAGTCCAGCGAAGCGGGCGTCCTAAACGCATCCGAAGTCACTGCCCTTGTCCGTACCGACAGCGGCTATCGCTTCTGGGGCAACCGCACCACGGCCGAGGCGGAAAGCCAGTTCGTTTTCGAAAGCACCACGCGTGTTGCCCAGCTGCTCGCCGACACCGTCGTCAGCGGCATGCTGTGGGCGATGGACAAGCCGCTGACGCCCAGCCTCGCCAAGGACATCATCGAGACGATCAACGGCCTCTTCCGTCAGCTGAAGGCCGCCGGTGTGATCCTCGGCGCCAAGGCCTGGTACGATGAGGCCAACAACGACGTCTCGGCCCTGAAGGCGGGCAAGCTGCGGATCGACTACGATTACACCGTGCCGCCGCCACTCGAAGACCTCGGCTTCAACCAGCGCATCACCGACACCTACTTCGCCGATTTCTCGGCCCAGCTGGCGCAGGACGTCTGAACCCGGCCTCGCCGCCCTTCCTCTTCCCCTGATCTTTAGGAGCCCGCCATGGGAATGCCACGCACCCTCAAGGACATGATGATGTTCAACGAAGGCTTCGCCTACCAGGGCGATGCTAAGACCGTGACCCTGCCCACTCTCACCCGCAAGATGGAGGGGCATCGCGGTGCCGGCATGAGCGGCGAACTGCAGATGGACATGGGTCAAGAGGCTATGGAAGCCTCCTTCGTCTGCGGCGGCCCGATGCGCCAGGTGCTGCGTCAGTGGGGCACGCCCACGGTGGACGGCGTCTACATACGCTTCGCCGGCAACTACCAGGCCGATGACAGCGCCGCCATCGATCACATCGAAGTGATCATGCGCGGCCGCTTCAGCGAGATCGAAATGGGCGATCAGGAAACGGGGGAGGCGAGCGAGTTCACCACCACCATGGCCGTCGCCTACTACAAGCTCGTCTGGAACGGCCGCACCGAGATCGAGATCGACCCGCTCAACATGATCGAAGTCGTGGATGGCACCGATCGTCTGGCCGAGCGCCGCGCCCTCCTCGGCGTCTTCATCTGACCCATTGGTCCGGCCGCGCGCCGGGCCGTCATAATTCCGCAAGCCTCACTTCGTTCTAACCCTGGAGCTTATTGCTATGACTCAAGCCGCCCTTGCCGCTGGCGCTGCCGCCGCTGCCATCGCCCCTGTCCTGCGCACGGTCGAATTCGACACGCCGCTTGTTCGCGGTGACCAGACCATTGCGAATATTCAGGTTCGCAAGCCCAGTTCCGGCGAACTGCGCGGCCTCTCGCTCTCGAACCTGCTGAACCTTGATTACGGCACGCTTGAAACCCTGCTCCCGCGCATCACGATCCCGACCCTCAGCAAGCAGGAAATTGCTGCGCTTGATCCTGCGGACCTGACGCAGCTTGGCAGCGAGGTGATGGATTTTTTGCTGCCGAAGGGCGCGAAGGCGGCGCTCTCCCCCACCACGTAGAAGACGCAATGGCGGACATCGCGGCGGTCTTCAGTTGGCCGCCGCAAGCCATGGACCCGATGTCCGTCTCCGATTTGATGGGGTGGCGCGAGCGCGCGGCAAAGCGCGCGCAGGCTGCCCAAACGCCTAAGGCCGGGAAACGATAATGCCTGACAGGAACCTGCGCATCCGCGTCCTCATGGAAGGGGCCGACCGCTTGACGCGCCCTATGCGAGACGCGGCGGCAGGTTCCACCCGGCTTGCGCAAACGCTGCGCGCCACCCGCGACCAGCTAAAGGGACTGGAGCGCGCACAGGCGGATATCGCCGAATTTCGTGAGATTCGCAAAGGCACCCGCGATCTTGAAAGACGGATGCAGGAAGCGCAGGCGCGCACCACGCAGCTGGGCCGCGCTATGGGACAGGCAGCAGCGCCGACCAAGGCGATGCGGCGAGAGTTCGAGCAGGCCCGACGCGAATCCGAGCGGCTGACCAACGAGCACCGCCAGCAGGCTACTCGGCTGCAGGATCTGCGCTCCCGCTTGACCGGTGCCGGAATCTCCACGCGAGACCTCGTTGCCGGGGAGCGAAGGCTGCGGTCTGAACTGCGGCAGACATCAGACAGTCTGCGTGAGCAGGAAGAGCGCCTTCGGTCGGTGGCCGATCGCACGCGGCGCTTCGCGGATGCCCGCACCCGCTTCGCCAATGTCCAGGGCAGCGCTACAGGCCTTGCAGCCGGCGGCGCGGCAGCTATCGGCACCGGCATTGCCATAGCGCGACCCTTGGAGGGTGCGGCCGAGAACGCCATGGAATTTGAGTCCGTGATGACGGACATCAACCAGAAGGTTGCCCAGGCGCGGGACGCCGGTCGCGTAATGGGGCTGGAACTGCGCCGATCTGCCCTGATCGTCAACCAGATGCCGGCCGATCTGCAAAGGGGCGTGGACACCCTTACCGGCTTCGGCCTGGGCGCACGACAGGCGGTTGACATGATGACGCCGATCGGCCGCGCCGCCACCGCCTATAAGGCTGAGATTGACGATCTGAGCAGGGCAACCTTTGCCGCTCATGATAACCTGAAGGTGCCGATCGACCAGACCGCTAAGTCGCTCGACGTCATGGCGCAGGCCGGTAAGAGCGGCGCTTTCGAGGTCAAGGACATGGCGCAGTACTTCCCGGAACTGACGGCCAGCGTTCAGAGCCTCGGATCGAAAGGTGTGCCGGCTGTCGCGGATCTCGCTGCCGCTCTGCAGATCACGCGCAAGGGCGCTGGCGATTCCGCCAGCGCGGCGAACAACCTGCAGAACCTGATCTCTAAGATCAACGCGGGCGATACGATCAAGAACTTCAAGAAGTTCGGCATCGACGTGCCGGCTGCGATGAAGAGGGCCGCCAAGGAAGGGCGCAGCCCGATTGAGGAGATTGTTCGTCTCACCCAGAAAGCGACTGGAGGAGACCAGGCTAAACTGTCGGCCCTTTTCGGCGACATGCAGGTACAGCAGGCTCTGCGCCCGCTGATGTCCAACCTTAAGGAATATCAGACCATACGCGCCGAGGCTCTTGGCGCGAAGGATACAGTTAGCGCCGACTTCGCGGAGCGGATGAAAGATCGTGCAGAACAAGTAAGAAGCCTCAAAGTTCAAGCCAATGAACTTTCCATCACCACTGGTGACCAACTTCTGCCCACGATCGATTCGGCGTCCGATCGGTTCTCAAAATGGGGGGAAAGGATCACCGATTTCTCCAACCGACACCCTCAATTGACGCGCGGCCTCACTCTTGGTGCAGCTGCATTCGCCGCGTTGTTCATCATTATCGGCGGTGCCGCGTTTGTGCTGGCGGGATTGGTGGCTCCATTCGCAATACTGTCGGCAGCGGCTACGGCACTGGGGATTGGCCTTTTGCCTCTGATCGGGATTGCAGCCGCAATCGTCGCAGGCATTGTCGCCTTGGGCGCGATCACCTACTGGCTGTACGAAAACTGGGGCAACTGGCCGAAGATGCTCGACGGCATCTTCAACGCGCTGAAGTTCATAATCACCAATTTCAAGCCGCTGGGCATACTCGCACCGGCCTTCGGAGCCGTGCTGGACTATCTGCGGTCGCTCAATTTCGCAGAGGTCGGGCGCAACCTTATCCAGGGCCTCATCAATGGTCTTACCGCGAAGGTCGCGCACCTGAAAGCCACCGTCAAAGGGATCGCAGACTCCACGGCGAGCTGGTTCAGGTCCGCGCTCGGCATTCATTCTCCGTCGCGCGTGTTCGCAAGCCTCGGCGGCTTCGTCATGGCAGGGCTCGATCAGGGCTTGGCTGCGAATACCTCCGGGCCACTCTCGCGCATCACGGACCTCTCAGGCCAGATGACGCGAGCGCTTGCGGTTGGTGCAAGCGCTGGGACGATTGCTGCGGCCGGCATTGCTCCCGCTGCCGCGCAAGCTCCCGCAAGTTCGGCGGCAACCAGCGGCGCGGCGGGCAACACCTACCACATCAAGATCGAAGTCAGCGGCGGCGCGGGCGCAACCGACATTGCCGACGAAGTACGCAAGGCGATCGAGGCGATCGAACGTGAGCGCAAAGGCCGCGGCTTCAGCGACACCTGAGGATTTTACCGATGCACCTGATGGCCCTTGGCATGTTCCTCTTCGAAATCGGCACGCTCCCGTTCGATGAACTGCAGCACAAGACGGACTGGCGCCATGCCCGCGCCCCGCGCATCGGCGCACGCGATGCCACGCAGTTTGTCGGCCCCGGCGATGAAGCGATCAGCCTATCCGGCGCGGTCTATACCGAGCTTTCCGATGGTATGGTCTCGCTGGCGGATCTGCGCGCCATGGCCGACCAGGGCGAAGCGTGGCCGCTCGTCTCCGGCAATGGCCGTGTCTACGGTAACTTCGTCATCACCGCGATTGACGAACGCCACGCCTACCTCATGGCCGATGGCTCACCGCGCCGAATAGACTTCGGCATCGACCTGTTGGGCGTCGATGATCCTGCCACGGTCACCGATCCGGAAGCTGCCGCATGAACCAGGCGGTCAACAACATCGCGGACTGGCGCGTCACGCTGGACGGCGTGGACCTGTCGGATCGGATCCGCCCCCGCCTGGTCTCGCTCACCCTGTCGGAGAAGCGCGGCGACGAGGCGGACCAGCTGGACATCGTGCTCAGCGATACAGACGGCATGCTCGCCATCCCCAAGGAAGGCGCTGTCCTTCGCGTTTTCCTTGGCTGGAAGCAGGGGCGGGACGTGACGCCCGGTCTCATCGACAAGGGCAGCTTCAAGGTCGATGACGTGACGCACAGCGGACCTCCCGATCAGATCACGCTACGCGCCCGCGCCGCGGACTTTACGAGCGAGATCCGCAACCGCCGCTCGCACAGCTGGAAGAACACGACGCTCGGCGCTGTCCTTACGGAGGTGGCGGGCCGAAATGGCCTGAGCGCTCGCATCGCGCCCGATCTTGCCGCGATCGCGCTGCCCTCGATCAGCCAGAGCCGCGAAAGCGATGTTGCCTTCATGCGGCGGCTTGGCCGAGAGAATGACGCGGTCGCCACGATCAAGGACAAGCACCTGGTCTTCGCCCGCAAGGGCGCTGGGAAGAGCAGCAC